TACCAAAGGTGGAACAATAAGCAGAAGCACAGGAAAGATAGCTGAATGGTTGAAGTTGTCTGATGATGCTCCTCCTATGTTTCGACAGTTTAATGCAGCTATTACACGTGCACATAACTCAGCGATTGATGAAGTATTAGAACAGATACAACCTGCGAACTCAGCTCAGGCTGAACAACATTTTGATAACGTGTTGGAATCTTACATACGTCAAGACATAGAGATACAACAGCAATCAAAAATAAAAGGTAGTCCGAGAGTACAGGATGATATGGACATTGCTTCTACTGCTCGCAGTGAGTTTGTAGGTGAGATAGATTTTAGCAAACAATATGCACCTCGAATAGAATCATTGATTGAGACTCGTCAATCAATAATAGATGATGCTTTTGCAAAAGAATCTGAAAGGTTAGTAAGTAACTTTGAAAATAGATTAGAAACATTTAAACGTACATTATCTCAAAATCATCAAAAAGATTTAGATCGTATTGAAAGAGATTATAGTAGAGAGTTTTTAAGAAATAAATCAAGTGTTCAAAAAATGAGAGAACTGCATGCTCAAAAGTATGTAGAAATGATGGATGATTTTGAAAAAAAAATGAAAGTTGCAGAAGACACATTATCAAAGACATACCAGAAAGATTTTAATAAGATACGAAAAGATTATGAAAAAGAAGTACTTACTGCATCAATGAATAAACGTGCAGCACAACAAAATCTGGGTGATACTCGCGTACAAAAGATAGATCAGTTTGAAGATGCAGCAATAACAGCAAGACAAAGATTAGCAAAACAACAAAACAATGAACTTGAACGTATACATAAAGCATATAGCAGAAAGTTTATAGAGTTACGTAATAAACAGAGAACAGTAGTTTCAGATTATACAACAAAAGCTACACAAACAAAGAAGCGGTTTGGTCTTGCACGTCAAATAAAAGCTCTTGATAAAGAATACAAAGAAGCCTATGCTATGGTTTTAAACAATAAAGAAGTTGCAGAAGAACTGTTGGAACAAAAGATTAAAGCAGATAGAAAGCGTTTGTACAATACTTTTGGAAAAGGAGACACAGCAAAAATACAAAAGATTCAAGAAGTTATAGATAATGCACAGACAAAATATAAAGCACGAATAAATAAAAGTGTAAAAGAATATAAAGAAATGCGTAAGTTTCTTGATGAATCTATTGCTCCTGAGCGTGAGGAAATGTTTGCTTTAATGGAGCGTATTGATGTAGAAGATGAAATCTATCAACAAAAGTTAAAAGATTTATTTAATGTAGAAGAGAAGTATAAAGGCAAAGCAGATATAACAATCAATGAATATGAACAGTCTCAAAAGTTGTTAAGTCAAGTAGCTAAAGCAGAACGTGATGCTTTGTATGATACAATAGCAAACCTTGAAGAAGGAGAAAAATATCAAAAGTTAAAGCAAGCAACAGATACAAAGCTAGAAAAACTACAACAACGTATAGATCAAGCTATTGATAAAAAAGTTGCACAAGCAGAAACAAAGAGCGAACGTGTTGCAGTAAACAGAAAAGTTTTGCAGTTGTCCGATAAGTATGGCCGAGATAATGTTACAGATTTTTTATCAATACAGATGGGAATAGACCCCAAAAACATTAAGTATGATGATTTTGTAAAACAAGTGGACTTCCTGGAAGAGAACATGGAAGTAGCATCCGAGCAGATATATAGAGCAAGATTGTGGAAAAGTGTTGTAGAAGATTTTTTTCAGCTTCCTCCCAATGTAAAAGACATTCCTGCTCGTTGGAAAGATAATATATATGACTTGATTCGTATAGACAAAACAGCGCCTTATTGGGAACCCAACAACATTATTCCTTTGACGATTGCAAACTATAAAGGAATCATCGAAGATACAACGAACAAAAGATATGGCATTGCAGATTGATGATTTTATTGCTCGTTCTCCTGACATGTTTGTCAATCTTGAACGAAGTCAAGTTGCTACATTGGGATTAGAATCTACAAAAGAAATCGCAGATGAGCTGGTAGTACAGTTAAAGAATACAGCACAGCTAGCAAAGAAGAAAGGTTTGCTAGATGAAGAGACACTTGAACTTTGGATGCATCAAATAAGAGAAGCATTGTTTGATGGAATGGCAGTAGATATATGGAGGAACAGCAGTAGAGAAGTACAAGGAGCATTTTTTAATAAGTATCTTGCAAAGATGATAGATGAAGGAAGTCCTGTATTAAATGATGTAGATGATTTTGCTGTCAATCTTTATGAAACAGGAACATTAACCAGTAAAACTTTTGCAACGGTAGAAGAAAAGTCACGTAAAATACTGGATGAAATACTTAGCAAGTTTAGTGAAACAGGATTGACAACAGAACAACAAAAGATTGTAGAGATGTTTGAAAGAGATTTATTTTCAGGCGAAGGAGTACTTGTTTCGATGCGAAAACAATACCTGAACAATCTTACTTTACGTTCTGATGGAATAACAGATGGATTGTTTACTCAACAGATGAAAAGTGTGTCAGATTACATGACTCGTTATGGTGTCAGCAATGAAGTAATGTTGGATAATATAAAGAAGATGCAGCCCCGCATCGAATACATAGGCAAAAAAAACATTGGTGTTATTTTTGGAGAATCGAATCAAGAACAAATAACAAAAGTCCTTGATATGATTTCTCATTCAGAGAAAAAAACAACAAGATTTTTGAATCAGCTACAAAAACAATATGCTGCAACAAAAAATCCACAAGCAGATTATTTACGGTATTTTTTTCCAGATGCTGCTTCTTTGGTAAGACGTTGGAGTATTGCGAGAATGTTGGGTGGTGGTTTCGCTCCAGCTACAAGATTCTTTGGTATGAACAGAGCAACAGCACCATATTTATTTTTTGCTGCTCTTGGTTCAGGTTCAATGAAAGTAAGCACAGCAGCAAAGTTTACTGGATTGGCATTTACTATGGGCCTTGATCCTGTTATCGCAGCAGGTGTACGAAGAGTTACAGGAAATAAATCTTTGGGAGGATTTTTTAAAGCTAACAAAGTAATGGTAGCTCCAGCTGATGAAGTAATCATACGACAAGCCGATGGTGCTGTTCGTGACTTGACAGCAGGTGAGCTTCGTGAAGCAATGAGAGAAAATGGTGTATTGTTTTCGCGAGCAGATTCAGACTTTATGGATACGCAATGGAATAGATTTTTGATAGATGCAAAGCTGACTGCTGATGGAAGGGCACGTTACGGTCATCCTTTCTTCTGAAAAAGCTAGACGTTCGATGTTGGATTATGGCTCATTGACTGACCTTGAAAGACAGTACATATCTAAGTATATATACTTTTATTCTTTTATGCGTACAATGGGTGCTGAGACTATCAATACATTGTATCGTGGAGTATTGGGTGATGTTGCAAATCCATCACTAGGATTGTTACGAGCGCAATCAAGACTGAATACTGAGACAGAAGATCGTGCTATGCAGATGCAACAAGACTCTCGAATCTTTAATATATTTAATGAGTCCACAGAAGGTACAGATTTTTATGTAAGTGGACCAGCCAATCCATCTGTTTCAATGTTTGAGCTAATGAGTACAGCAAGTTTACTTGTTATGGGTGGCTTTAATGCAATGACAAATGAAGAGAAACGACAAGAACTTCGTTTGGTTGATGCTGTAAATACTGCTTTGACTTTTACTGCACAGAAAGCAGCAACAACATATGCAGAAGGAAATCCTTTTGTGTCTCTTTTTGTAGAAGGCTTACGTGCCAATGCATCAGGTAGGCCAATACCATTTCCTTCTGAACTTATAAAGCAAGCAGAACAGAATGGCAATCTTGATGAAGTAATAAAACTTTACAACCTTGCTCCAAGAGATCCTACACCTGGCAGACCTTTGAGCAGTACAGGAAAGTATTATGATTTTGCAAGAACAGAAAAAGGAATGACTGGATATACAACATATTTATTTCATCGTCTTATCGGACTAACAGCTTTTGCGGAAGTAGCATCGAGATCAGGTGTTGCTCCAGCTGCAATCACAAGAGCGCACAAAGATGCTTTGCGTGCATCAATGTTTGCGGCAGAAGATATGACAATGCCTAGTCCCACAGGAGAAGGGGAAGTATCAATACCTACCGAGTCTGTGTACTTGAAGTCACTTAATAAACAAGACCTTGATGTGTATCCTGACTTTGCATATGGGTTGTATATGTTGGGCTTATTGACTCCTTTAAAGGCCACAAAGAAAAATGTTATTATGGAAAGGTTATTGAGAAATACATTATCAGAGATTAAAGATATAGAAGAACGTACCCAACAAGAGAAGTAGATGGAACATTACAAACTATTAGAATCTTTTGATACGGAAGTGGGAACAAGTTTTATCGGCTTTGACCTTGTTCCTACTTCAAGAGGGTATCGTTCGTATCCTACTTTGTCCGGTACGTTATCTGCGTTGTGGATTTATGGTGATAGTTTGAGTGCAGCCAACAGTTTGACTGTGCGTGTAACAGAAGATGCAGAAGGAGACAGGTGTATTATTGGAGACACACAGGTAGGATTTTCTACTGGTATCACAACAGATACAATGACCAGCTCAGTCATAAAGATTGAGATCGAAGTCGCAGATACTTGGCCTGCAAAAGTATGGGTCAAGACAGACACAGGAACATTTAATGTTCGTGAAGTCAAGATTACTTGGAGAGTATAATGTCTGCAATACCCAGTAATGTAGATGCGTTTGGTACATCGAGTGGAGCTTTTGGTACAGGTAGTGTAGAGTCAGACCTGAGTACACAAATCAATGGTGTTACACAGACTTTCGTTACTCCATTAGCCTTTAATATAGATACGTTGGTGATATATTACAATGGAGTGAGACAAAGAACAGGGGTGGAAATCACTGTAGTCGATGCTCGGACATTAACAACAACATTTATACCTGAGATTGGCACCACGTTGGTCGCAGTGTATCAGCCTTTATAGGAGACTAACATGGCTATTCAACTCGTAAGAAATCAGCTTATTGATTCGATCATTAACGTAGACAAACTACTTGATGGTGCAGTATCTTATGCAAAGATTAACTCTTCAGACATTGAGACTACCCTTGTCGGTGGTTCATCTAAACTTGCATCCGCAGCAGCAATCAAAACTTATGTTGATGCTCAGGTACCTGACACATTTTCAGGTGGTGATGGTATTGCTATTGATTCATCTGGCGATCCGGATGTAATCTCAGTAGACCTTGCTACAAATCCGGGTATGCAGTTTACCAGTGCTAAGCTTGACCTTAAACTTAAAAGCGAATCCGGTGGTAGTCTTACCAAAGATACAGATGGTTTATACATTGCTGATGCCGCTATTGGAAATGCAAAGCTGGCCAACTCTACTATCTCAGGCGTGGCTCTTGGTGCGAATCTTAATGCTTTGAGTGCAGGAAATGGTTTGTCCATGACCTCATACAATGGTTCTGCTGCTGTATCTGACTTGACTATTGATCTTGATGGATCAACTCTTGCTGTTGGTAACAATGGTATTAAGGTAGCTGATGGTGGAATCGACACACTTCAGGTAGCTACTGGTGCTGTAACTGAAGTCAAGGTTTCTTTTGCTCCTCAGCTTGATGACTTTGCTACAAACGGTGTTCTTACTGCGTTTGCTTTGAGCCAAGCTGTTGCAACTGGTTGGGAAACTGGAGTAGACATTTATCGTAACGGTGTATATCTTAAACAAGTACAATCAAATCCATCTGGAGTTGATGAATACACAGTAGTTACATCAGGTGGAACAACAACCGTAACATTCGGTGCTGCTCCTGCTTCTGCTGATTACTATGTAGCTCGTTATATGGCATAACAGTTAGTTCTGTAGTCCTCCCCTAGCATACTAGGGGAGGCATTTTTTTTGGAGGTAACATGACAAAAGAAGAATGGATGAGACATATCCTTGGTCAAGGTGGAGCTTTGACTATAGCGTGTGCTGCACTTTGGTACATTTCTCAGCTATATGTAGATCAAATAAATGTTATGATGCAAAGGTGTGATAGTGATAGAGTAATGTATCAAGACCACATGGAAAAGTTGTCAGATAAGTTAGATGATATATCAAGAGACGTGAGAGATATTAAGGATGCCCAAGCAGATAAATAAAAAGAACATGAAGTGCAATAGTCCAAGAGCATTACGAAAAGGCGAAGCAGGTTATGGAAAGAAGAAGAAGGTTGTACTAGGATGCAAGTCAGGCCGACAAACCCTGGTAAAGTATGGTGCAAAAGGATACGAGCATAACTATTCCGATAGTGCAAAGAAGTCATTTCGAGCAAGACATAACTGTTCTTCGAAAAAAGATCCTACTACAGCAGGGTATTGGGCTTGTAAAGATTTATGGCCTGGTGGAAAGAAAACAAAAAGACCTGGTGCAAAAAAGAAGACAAGGAGATAATATGAGTTGTGGTTGTAACAATGGAGGAAACATGTACGGTAAAAACAAAAAGACCAAAGCAAAAAAAGCATACAGTGGAACTAAGGTACGAAAAGGTGGGATGAAAAAACCATCGGTTAAGTTTCGTGGCTATAACTACAAGGCATACTAATGCCAAAGATAGATATAACTCCTGCAAGCTGGATACAAATCTTTGCATTGATTGGCAAACTTGTGAACTATGCACAAGGTGGATTTACACACAAAGAAAAGGAAGAACTTGTAAAAGACTTGCTTGAAGTTTTGGGTGTGCTTGCTGCTGACATTGGCGAGGATTTACATGCCGAGAGGTAAGCGTAAGATTGATAAGATTATCATACACCATAGTGCGAGTCCGGTGTCTACTACTGTCGATCAGATTGACAAGTGGCACAAGGCTCGTGGATGGAGAGGTATAGGTTATCACTATGTTATCTTGGAAGATGGCAGTGTCGGAGAAGGGCGGCCTATAAATAAGCGTGGTGCTCATACTCTCAATCATAACTCACACAGTATTGGCATCTGTGTCACAGGAAACTTTGAGGATTATCATTGTCCCAAGCCTCGCTTTGATAAGCTAATGGCTTTTGTTACAGAGTTACTTGATAAGTATAAACTTGGATGGTCTGAAGTACATTATCATCGTGAGTTTGCTGCAACAAAATGTTGTGGACACTTTCTTATTGAACAAATAAAGCAACACAAGAAAGGTCGGACATGCTGAAAGAGTTTTTGAAACGTCATCTTGAACATGGACAAATGAAGCAGGTTGCAATACGAGCTGGCCTGCATCAAAACTCTGTGTACGCCTGGGTCAAGGGAAGAAACCAACCTTCTGTTGTTTCTTTGATATGGTTTTTTCGTGCGTTGTCTCAGATAACAGATAAAGATTATGTGTTGTTGTGGATTGAATATTTATTTACATTAGAAGGAAGCAAAGATGCCCAACAAGAAGTACAAGACTGGTTACAAAGTCAAGTCAACAAAGCCCAAGAAGAAAGTCATTAGGAAAAAACGTGGCAAGAAAGCATAGCTTACAGGTCGGGTAAGAACGGAGCTTGTTTATAGATAGCTGGTGTCTTTGGTTCGAGCATACGTTGGGTGATTACGTATGAGTAGTATTGCTCCAAGTCTGATCTGGTCGGTATCTGTTGGGTCTTGCCTATGTATCCATGCACTTCGGATTCCTTCAAAAACTTTACGCCTTCTGCTTGTGCGTTGGGTGCTTTGATACGATGAACATACATAGACTTGATACCAGCTACGAACATGTCTCCATTGTACCAGTAGTGTAGTCCTGTCGGTATGTCTACGTACACGATATAGTTGGGCACGTGTACCAGGTACTCTGCATACCCCATCGTTCCAGTCTGTATTATCTCTGCAAAAAATGTAGGGTATCTATCTCCACACTTGGCAGACTTGACTTCAATGGTACGTATGTCATTCCCAAGTTCAACAACGATGTCATAAGGTGTGGCTTTGCTCATAGGTAGGTGTGCATCCATACCATCGTGCATAGCAAAGAGAGAAAAGAAAGAATCGCTGTGATTGTTTAACATGTCAATCACAGCGAGTTCGGATATGAGTCCAGTTTTGAGTAGACTAAGAAAGGATTGGTGGTTCATCTTGTTCGGGTGAGAAGTACCATCCTGCTCTATTCTCTCCATTGCGACGACAACGCTTGCCATTGTTTTGTAGCTCACATCCCATACGTGCAAGAAGAGAAGGGTAGAAGTTCGGATAGGATACAGGTTTGATTGTGCGTCCGTTGTAGACTGCTTCAATCATATCCGATATGAGGAAATACTGTCCAGCATTTTCGTCCACAAACTCTTGAATAAGAGTATCGTGTATCCCAGTCACAGTATGAGACTCGTTGGTCTTGCGTGATAGTGCCTGCTCATCAGGTGTGAGCCACCATTGTACACCATTTTTGTATGCAGACACAGCCTCTGCCCATAGCTGATCTCGTTCGGATGCCAAGTCAGCTGGACTAAACGCCATGTAGTCTTCCTTTCCAATACATTCAACAAACCAATAGCGACGTGAACCTGTACGGTCTTTAAAGATTGCAACGTCGTCGTCATTCGCACTACCAAGACACAGGGAAGAACGGTCTACCTTTACTTCGTACTTGTCATACGCACGTCGGAATGTGTCTGTGCTGTCAGAGAGAAAGTTCTTGATTGTGTTCGCATCCTTCTTGGCCATAGCACTAAGCTCTGCCATTTCATGCAGCCATGCGGTACGCAGTATGGACTGTCCATCCTTGTGTCCGATGTTGATTGGAGAAGAGTTGAACCATGAGTATCCAGTGATGCGACACTTGCCTGCGAGCGTTGAAAAGAATGTTCCCTTGCCATGTCCTTGTGGAGCTTTGACAACGAGCATTGTGTCTACCTTGCAGCCTGGCGATAAAGCCCTAGCCACAGCAGCGATCATCCATTTGGCAGAGTACACTTGATTGAGTTTGGTATCCTCACATTGCATATACTTGTGGAGGGTCTTGTGTATACGTGACACACCATCCCAGTGTAGGTCATTGAGATAGTCTACCAATGGATTGCATACATGCTTCTCTGCATGCAAAGTGATAGCTTGTTGTACAAGTTTAAGTTCGATAGGCCGGCCAAAAAAGAATCGCTTGCGAATCAAAGTCATAACTTTTAGTTCGGTCACATCTGTAACTGGTGTGTCTCTTGTAAAGATTTGTTGTCTGATCTCACATTTCCACAAGTCCATGTCAAGTGAGTCTATCATTTCGACAATGTTGTCTACTGTTTTGAGATACCTCCAGCTGCGGTTGCTATCGGAGTATTGTAGCTCAAGTCCATTGTCGGTAGTGATACAGTCAATGTGTGTCTTGCGTTCATTGACACATGTCATACGGTATCGTGATACTCCCCACACGTCGGTTTGTTTTGAGATAAAGGCACTGCCGACCGAGCCTGAACCTGGGGCGTAGCATTGGTACTTGCCTTTGCGCTTGTATAGATTATCCCATTGTTCGATGTACCATGCGAACGAATGAGCGTTACCATCGTGCCCAGTCACAGGATATGTCTCAGGCACAGTCACTATTTTGTATCGTCCTGACTGAGAAGAACGAGTATCAACAGGCATAGGATTATCATTGCTAGGTATTGACACAGGCTGTGGTCTTGTAGCATTTGGGTAGGTAGGTTTGAAAGATTGCAATAGTTTGTCAATATCAATCACACGACCATCCCCAAACTTACTCCATTTTTTTTCTTGTCGATCAGTACGGGCACAGGGATAGAACCAAAACCTAGCTGGATCTTTTGTTTGGATGTCGTTCTCAGGAAAAAACTTCTGCATAGCGAACCATACTTGTGTGTACTCTTGCACTTTGATTGGACGTGACACTGGAAGGATAAGTCTAAATGTGTATCCATTTTTGAGTCCCTGGGAATAGGATGAATAGGCAGTATAACATACACCATCCAAACGAGAGAACACAGACTGTGTTGTACCCAAGTCAAGTCCGTCCATGTCCATAACAAACGCATTGACTGTCGATACAGACTCAGTCTGTCGGTTCCCATCCTGTGTAGCCCAAGTCACAGGACAAAACAAAGGTATATCTTCTTTGCCAAGCTCAGTGATCTTACCGTTCTTGTCGGCTTTTGTACGCATGTTGTCTGTAATGATATGCTTTAGTGCACTTGCACGTATCTTGATAATCTGTGCGTTCGATAGTTTATTTGTTACCCACCATCTGCCTTGTGGAGCGGGGTGCTTTGTTGCCCTAAAAATAATCTGGTCGGCTCGCATGTTGTCATTGCATATGTAATCGGTTATAGTGTGTGTACTAGTCATTGTTGTTATCCTTGTCGGTGGCTGGTGTGTGTGTGGC